ATAATGGCAGCCCACCCACACCGTAGAATTAACGGACAGTATAGAAGGTTATACTATCGTGGAGTGATGCCACATAAACTATAGACAAAAAAATCCCTAACACTAGGCTAGGGAAAGGGTAATGACGTTAACTCGAGGATGAGTTTTATTAGGAGTCATTACATAGGGGTTAATCTATAATCTCCAATTCGTACATTTCTACTATACAAGATTTTAGTATTAAGTCCAGCCCACCCCAACCGCCATCAGAAGTGTAAGTGTTGCATAATTTCACACACTCTTTATCTTGATGCAGTAGGTAGCCAATACTGTAGGCTAGTATATGTTTTTCTTTGGTTATCTCTTCCACACTTTGCCACGAAGCGTTCCCTGTGTGGTCTTTCCAGACTACGATAAATAAAGGATAGTTTGGCTTTTTATTCGTTTTCATCTTCTACGACAACCAGATGAGGCTTAGACTCAGGCTCAGGATTGTCTACAACATCTCCCGCTAATATACGCTTTATCATACTTATATTTTTTAATATATCTTTAGGGTGTACTTCAATGTGAGTTATGTTGTTTATGTCAGTGTGAATAATTTGTGCTTCTGGTTCAGCTAAGAGTCCTTTGATGTATAAATTATAATATGCATTCTCAAACTTTTTCTTAGTATCATAAGATAAGCCTAAGTAATAGTAGATAAACTTATGCTCGTCTTCTTGGGTCTCTATATCAAATAAGTCTAAATGTAGAACGCCCTCTTTATTTATATCCATTCTCATAATAAATCCTCATAGTATTTTGTTGTCAACACTTATATTATATATTATACTGTCAATAAGTAAAGTAAGCTGCAATTAATGTACACAGGTGTAAACAGCGACACATGGATAATCAAACAGTAGTAGTTCCACACATAGAAGATAATGTCCCACTACCAAAAAATGCTCGAGAAGCATTACCAGATTTGTCTACTCAAGAAGAACTTGAAGCTCGCACTAACACTATAAAAATGCTTGCAGATATACAAGATGAAAATATAGAACCATCACAAGAAAACATGGAGCAAGCTGAGGTTATCGCTCAAGAAATGATGGCTAATCCTGAATTAAAACCTGACTTTGGAAGTTACCCAAATGAAACTATAGCATTTCTTGCAGGTATGGTGGCTCAAACTAGTCACATGGTAGCTAAAGACCTAGCGGATATAAAACTTACCGTATTAAATGGTCTACTTCAAGAAGCATATTCTGCTAAATCATCAAGAGAACGCATTTCAGCACTCAAAGCAGTGGGTGAAATAGACGGAGTTGACGCATTTAAGAGAAAAACTGAGGTAACACATATTACTAAATCAGGTGATGAGCTAGAAAAAGAACTATTAGCTACCATTAATGAGCTAAAAGGCAAAGTTATTCACACTAAAGAAGTGGTTGAAGTACAAGATGTGGAGTTTGAGGATGATTAATCCTAAAGATTTAGAATTATTAGAGCAAGCCCTACCTCAGATGAGTGAATCTGAGCGACAACGCAACTTAAAATTACTATTAGACTACAAAAAAGAGCTTATTAAAGAAGCTGGGGGTAAAACCTTCTTAGAATTTATTAAACATGTCTATCCAGACTACAAAGTAGGAGCACATCATGCAAAATTGGCAAAATTATTTGAGGAAATCGCAGAAGGAAAGCGTAAACGGGTCATTGTTAACATCGCACCACGTCATGGGAAGAGTGAGCTCATATCTTATCTCGCTCCTGCGTGGTTTTTGGGAAGACACCCTGCTAAAAAGGTCATCATGGCTTCGCACACTGCAGATTTGGCTGTCAACTTTGGCCGTAGAGTTAGAAATTTGGTTGGTTCGGACTCGTACAAGGATATATTCCCAGATGTTTCTCTCCAAGCAGACTCTAAGTCAGCGTCCCGTTGGGGTACAAACTTTAATGGCGAGTATTTTGCTATTGGTGTTGGTGGTGCCTTGGCTGGTCGTGGTGCCGACCTATTCATTATTGACGACCCTCACTCGGAGCAAGACGCTAAGTTAGGAAAGTCTGATGTTTTTCTCCCAGCATGGGAATGGTTCCAATCAGGGCCACTACAACGTCTAATGCCAGGTGGTGCTATCATTGTGGTAATGACTCGTTGGTCTAAACTTGACCTAACAGGGCAAATTGTTAATCAAATGATTAAGAATGATGAAGTAGACGATTGGGAAGTAGTAGAGTTTCCAGCAATACTAGAAGAAGATGGCGAGGAGAAACCACTGTGGCCTGAGTTCTGGCCATTAAAAGAATTACAGTCTAGACGTGCGGCATTAGACATAAGGTATTGGAATGCTCAGTACATGCAGAACCCCACATCAGAAGAAGGGGCACTTATTAAGAGAGAATGGTGGAATATGTGGGAAGAAGAGAACCCACCTAGTTGTGAATTTATTATAATGACACTTGATGCGGCTCAAGAATCTCATAACCGTGCTGACTACAACGCCCTAACTACATGGGGTGTATTTATGAACGAAGAAACAAATAATTATAATATAATACTATTAGATGCTATTAAAAGAAGGCTAGAGTTTCCAGAACTTAAAGACTTGTGTATAGAAGAGTTTAAAGCGTGGGAACCAGATGCGTTTGTGGTGGAGAAGAAGTCAAATGGAGCTGCACTTTACCAAGAGTTTAGACGTATGGGTATTCCTGTAGGAGAGTTTACACCAGGCAAAGGACAGGATAAAATTAGTAGAGTAAATGCTGTATCTGATTTATTTAATTCAGGCATAGTATGGGCACCAGACAGAAGATGGGCACATGAAGTGATTGAAGAATGTAATGACTTTCCATCAGGTGCGAATGATGACCTAGTAGATGCAACAACGCTTGCCTTGATGAGATTCAGGCAGGGCGGATTTATTAGGTTGCCAAGTGACGAAGAAGATGACATTCGAAGTTTAAGAAGGTACAATCAGAAACGTCTGTATGTTATTTAACAACGGAGATAATTATGTTATATCAATTTATAAGAGAGAAACTTAAGTGGTTAAGAAAAACCCACACCAAATACAATCTAATAATAAATGTAGCGGTAGTAGTGCTAGTAATCATTTGTATACTATAGGAAAAAATTATGGCGGATGTTGATAAGGGTTTATACGAAGCTCCAAAAAGTATGGAAGAAATGGCTCAAGACGAGCCTGATTTAGAAATTGAAATTGTAGACCCTGATGAAGTCAACATTAATGTTGATGGGATGGAAATTAATATTGACCCCGACCGTATGGAAGATGATGAATTTAATCTTAACCTTGCGGAAGAAATGGAAGATGATTTACTTGGGGAATTAGCAGATGATTTAATAGAGGATTACACAGGTGATGTAAACTCAAGAAAAGATTGGCTAGATACTTACGTTGATGGCTTAGACCTTTTAGGTTTAAAACTAGAAGACAGAAGTGAACCGTGGGAAGGAGCATGCAATGTTTATCACCCACTACTAACAGAAACTCTTGTCAAGTTCCAAGCAGAAACTATGACAGAAACATTCCCAGCTTCAGGTCCAGTAAAGACACAAATCATTGGTAAAGAAACTGAAAAGTGTAAAGATGCAGCGGCTCGTGTACAAGAGAACATGAATTATCAGTTAACTGAAAAGATGACTGAGTACAGACCCGAACACGAAAGAATGTTATGGGGTTTAGGTCTTGCAGGTAATGCGTTTAAGAAAGTTTATTATGACCCTAACTTAGAACGTCAAGTGTCTATGTATATTCCTGCAGAAGATATAGTTGTACCTTACGGTGCATCTGATTTAGAAAGTGCAGAAAGAGTTACTCATGTAATGCGTAAGACACAAAATGAGTTACGTAAATTACAAGTAGCAGGATTCTATAAAGATGTAGACTTAGGTGAACCAACTTATGACTTAGATGATGTAGAGAAAAAGATAGCCGAGAAGATGGGCTTTAGTGCTACAACTGACAGTCGTTGGAAAATATTAGAGATGCATGTTGACCTTGATTTAGAAGGTTATGAAGATGAGCAAGATGGAGAGAAAACAGGTATAGCATTACCTTATGTAGTAACTATAGAAAAGTCTACAAATACAGTTTTATCTATTAGACGTAACTGGAGTCAAGACGATAAGACCAGACAAAAACGTCAGCACTTTGTGCACTATGGTTATGTTCCTGGTTTTGGTTTTTATCACTTTGGTTTAATACATCTGATAGGTGCGTTTGCTAAGTCAGGTACTATGATATTAAGACAACTTGTAGATGCAGGTACACTATCTAATCTACCAGGTGGGTTTAAGTCTAGAGGACTTAGAATCAAAGGTGATGAAACACCAATATCCCCTGCTGAGTTTAGAGATGTAGATGTACCATCAGGTAGTATCAGAGATAATATATTGCCACTCCCTTATAAAGAACCAAGTCAAGTTCTTAATCAACTAATGAATCAAATTATTGATGAAGGTAGAAGATTTGCTAGTGCGGCTGATTTAAAAGTTTCTGACATGTCAGCTAATGCTCCTGTAGGAACAACACTTGCTATCTTAGAAAGAACACTAAAAGTTATGTCTGCAGTTCAAGCTCGTATTCATTATTCAATGCGACAAGAGTTAAGATTACTTAAAGGTATTATTAAAGATTTTACTCCTGCTGATTATGCATATACGCCTGAGACAGGTTCAAGAGAAGCTAAACAAAGTGACTACGATAAGGTAGAAGTTATACCTGTCAGTGACCCTAACGCTGCAACTATGTCACAAAAAGTAGTTCAGTATCAAGCGGTTATGCAGTTAGCACAACAGAACCCAGATATCTACGACATGGTAGAACTTAACCGTCAGATGTTAGATGTGTTAGGTGTTAAGAACGCAGAAAAACTAATACCACAGAAAGATAATATGAAACCTATGGACCCTGTTACAGAGAACATGAATATTATTAACAGTAAACCCGTCAAGGCATTTATTTATCAAGACCACGAGGCACATATCAAAGCTCATTTAGCATTTATTAATGACCCTAAAATAAGAGAACTTATAGGACAGAGTCCAAACGCTAATAAAATATTTGCAGCTATGGAAGCACATATTGCAGAACATATTGCCTTTGCATATAGAAATAAAATTGAAGAAGAGCTTGGAGCTCCTCTACCACCGCCAGGTGAACCATTACCTGAAGATGTGGAAGTTGAACTATCTAGACTTGTTGCTAAATCAGCTGACCAGCTATTACAAAAAAATATTGCAGAAGCTAAACAAGAACAAATTGCTCAACAAGAACAAGACCCACTAATACAAATGCAACAACAAGAGCTACAAATTAAACAAATGGAAGCTCAAGCAAAAGCTAAGAAAATGACAGATGATGCTGCTATTGATGCAGCAAGACTTCAGTTAGAGAAAGCAAAAATGGAGTCACAAGAAAGAATCGCTGGTGCCAAGATTGGTGCTGACGCAGTCAACCAACAAAAAGAGTTGGATGCAAAAGAATTTATGGAAGGCACTAAGTTAGGTGCTGAAGCCGTAAAACAACAGAAGGAACGTAATAATACGCAAACTTAAAAACAGGAGAGAGAAATGGACGAAACGTTAAAAGTTCTCGCTAATCAATTAGGCGAGGAAGAGCAACGCATTA